TCTCGTTGACATCCGGGTCGGCGGGATTGTGCCCGGGCGGATTGTTCGTGACATACCCGCGCGCCGCCGCGAATGGATAGGTCAACGGGAACGTCGCCGTCGTGCCGTCGCCGACATAGTCGTCGGCAGTTTCATGCAGGCCCGTCCCGAACAACACGAGGACTTTATTGCCGTAATCCTTTTGCGTCGGCGCGACCGAGATATCACCGATTGCCATCCGGTTGCCGTCGAGGACATCGAACGGCGCGGCGGTCGTGTTCGGATCGATCATCCGCAACAGTTTCGTGTACGTGATTTCCCACACCCAACCCGACAACGTACTGAACTGATTCAACACGTCGTCGAGCCGCATGTACGAGGCGAGTAATTCGCCGAGGACCGGGCCGTCGACTTGCGCCGGGTCGAGCGACACGCCGTAGATCGACAGATACGGCACGACGAGTTGCAACCACGATTTCAACGTTCCGGCCGGGAACGTGCCATTGCAGATCCGGCGCGTCGGCAAACTGTTGTAATCGTTCACGTCGAGTTTCGTGATGATGGGGCGGATCGGTTCGTTGCCCGGCCCGGCCGCCGTCGGCGTCGTGATCGTGCCGCCGAAAATGACAACCCCGTCCTCGGTCAATTGCACGTCGGCGCCGAGCGCCGGAATGAACGAGCCGTCGGGCGAATACACGTCGGCCGTGAACCGGGTTTGTGCGTTCACGCTCTCTTGAATGGTGAACCCGAGGCGCATCTTGACGGGCACGCCGCCGACGGTGAGGACATAGACCGGGCGTGCCATTTAGCCCAATCCGTATCGCTTGATGACGCCGGGCATTTCCGGTACGACGGCCTCGGCGATCGTGCGGCCGTCGAGTTGAATGACGGCCGTGCCGCCGCCCGTTGCGGCGCCCGCCTCGCCGGGCGTCATGACGCGTTCCGGCCCGTGTAACATCGCGAGCGTGCCCGCGCCGAAATCGAGATACTTGCCGCCTGTCCCGGTCGCGAACCCGGGCACGGCCGCCGCGCTCGGCGCGCTCGGCACGGGCATCGCGAGGATATGTTGCGCGACGTCGTTGATCACGCCGTTGACCGCATCGCCCCACGTTTTCCAATCGGCGGCGCTCGTGACGAGTTTTTGCGAGACCGTGTCGAGCGCGTTCGACGCCTGTGTCGCCGTCTGGATCGTCGCCGCCGCTTGCGCCTCGGTCTGTACCGTCGTCGTGGCGCTCGCCGAGGTTTGCTTGTTGAGGGCGTCGGTCACGGCGGTAATCGCCGCTTGCGCGGCGGCCGGATCATTGCGCCCGACCCCTTGCGTCAGTTTGATCCAGAGTTGCTCGCCCGAGGCGCCGATCGCGTCGAGTTTCTCGTGTAACACGTCGAACCCGCCCATCGAGTCGGCGAATTGCACGACGGCATCGCGGCCCGCACTTCCCAACCCGAGCAACGACTTGACGCCGTTGACGGCCGCCGCGCCCATCTTGATCAGGCCCGCCGTGATGCCCGAGATTTCGCCGATCAAGTTCCCGCTCGCGAGGCCCGTCATCACGTCCTTGAGGCCGCCGCTCATATCCGAAAACGCCTTGCCCGCCTCGCTCGCCATCTTGCCGAACGATCCGCCGACCGACGTGCCAAGCGAACTCGCGGCACTTCCGAGTTCGCTGAACCCTTTTTCGATCGAGTTCATCGTGTCTTGCCACGTGCGACTTACCGTGCCGCTCGCCGCATCCCATGCATCGCTCGCGAGTTTCGCGGCCTTGGCTAACTGCGAGGCCGTGTAATCGCCGCTCGCGACCATCTGATTGTAGTTTTGCGCCGCCGTGAATGCCTCGTCCTCTAACATCTGTTGCGTCTTGATCCCTTGTTTCGCCATCCGCTCTTCGATCGTGTCGGCCGTGTTGTTCGCGAGATCGATTTGATGCTGGTAATAGGTCTCGATCAAGGCGGTATCTTGATCGTAAAACGCGGCGTTCGCATCGGTTCGCGCGCCGAGCGCGGCGATCGCCGCCGCCTGTTGCTTTTTGATGTTATCGATTTGAATCTCGCTCGAACTCATGTCGATTTGCGCGACCTTGTCGGAATAGTTCTGGTACGCGATCAACGTCGTGCCGAGCGTTTTCGTCGAGATGTCCGCTTGCTTGTCGTAATATTTCGTCAGATCCTCGGTCGCTTTTTCCGTAAATTTGTGCGTGGCGTCGGCCATTTTGTCGTGCACTTTTTGCCACGCGTCGGCCTCTTTCGCGCTCTCGGCCAGCCCGGCGAGATAACTTTTGACGGCCGCCGCACTGATCCCGAGTTGTTTCGCCGTCGTTTCCGCCGACAGGCCGACCGAGTCATTCGCGACGGCCGTTTGCATTTGCGCGACGGTGAGCGGCACGTACGCGGCCGCGACGTCTTTCAACACTTGCGCGTGTTTCTCGGCCTCGGTCGTCGCTTTTTTGATCGAGGCCGCGTGATCCTCGAAATCCTTTTTCGCAATCTTGAGCGCATCCGACGACAGGCCCGTCGCCGCCGTCAACTCTTTCGTCGAGACCGTGCCGAGTTGAAACGCGGCGGTCAACTCTTTCATCGGTCCCGGGTCGGCCTGTGTCTTGAAATTCGCGTACTCGTGTTGCGCGTCCATTAATTTCATCGTGAACGCGTTCATCGCGTCGGTCGCATCCTTGATGCTCGGCCCGACGGTCGACGGCATTTGGAATTGCGCGGGCGCGGCGGGCATCGCAGGTATGCCGCCGCCCGGCGTGCCCATCGCTTGAATCTGCCCGATCGCGCCTTTCATCTCGCTCGCGAACTTCAACGGATCGAACGACAGCAACGTGTTGAAATAATTGCGCCACGACGTGTTCATGTTCTCGACGAGCGTGATTTGATCGGTTTCCTCTTTTTTCGCGTTTTGCATCGATTCGATTTGATGGTCGAGCGCGGTTTTCGCGAGGCCGAGTAACTCGTTGAACGTCTCACTATTCGCGATCGAACTGCCGACGGCCTTTTCAAATTCCTCGAACTCGTGCGAGAGTTGCGACATTTTCCCGGCGGTCGTGTCCATGTCGGCCTGTGCCTGCCCGCCGAACCGTTGGTTGACCGCATCGAACGCGACCGCCGCGCCGCCCGCCTTGACGGCGGCGGCATCAATCTCGACGCCGTAGCGATGCAATCCCGTGACGTTCCCCTCGGCCGCTTTCGCGAGCAACCGCACGGCGGATTCGAGATCGATGCCGAGGCCCGAGGCGAGGTTCGTCGCGGCCGTCAACGCGGCGTTCATTTCATCCGGCCCGACCTTGCCGATGAGCGTGAACATCCGCTCGGCCTCAGTCACCATGTCTTGCGAATAGATCGTCGTCGCCGCGAATTGCTCGCCGAGTTGCAGGTATTGCGCGGTCACGTCGTCGGCGGCGGCGCCGCTTTCCTGTAGCGAGGCCGTCAAGCGATGCACGTTGAGTTCGGCATCCTCGAACGTCGTGAATGATTCGGTCAGAAATTCGACGCCGTGTTCGAGCACGGCGGCGGCGGATTGCGCGCCCAAAAATCCGAGGGCGACTTCGCCGACCGTCCCGGTCAATTCGTCCATCGAGGACGCAAGGCCCGACCCGGCCGAGTTGACCTCGGCGAGCGAGGCCACGGCCTGTTTACACGCGTCGAAGAAACTCGAGAAATCCGCCTCTAACTTGCCGGTCAACGCCATGACTTAGTCCTCGTCGTGTAACTTGGCAAGTTCCTCGACTAACACGTTGTACGCGTCGACGGGCAATTCGAGGACGTCGCGCAACGTCCATCCCATATGCTTACAAATCGCGAGGTCGCTCACGAGACGGTCACGCCAGTCGGGATCTCTTTTTTTTCCTCGGCTCGCGCGGCCTCAGAGGCCGCCACGTGATCGCCGATCACTTTCGTGATTTCATTCACGGTTGTCGCATCGAGACTATCGACGATCGCGAGTAAGTCATCAGCCGATTGCCCGCGTATCTCGACCCGATGCCCGTCGTCGTCGGTCAACGTCCAATCGAGTAGATAGGCGGCGATCATCGCCATCGGCACTTTGACTATGTCCATTTTCGGCGGGTTCGAGTCGGGGATGCGCGCCCGGTCGAAGAGGGCGCGTTGCTCGCCGTTGTTCAATTGCTTACGGATCGTGATCGTGTCGCCGTTCGAGATCGGCAGCGTGACCACGTCGGGTCGGACAAATCGGGATCGCACCATGGCATCAATGCTCGGGCGGCCCGAGGCGCGCACTCACGTGATCGTTGCTGTAGCAGACATCGAGGACCGGCCACAACCACCGACCGCCGCCGAGGCGCGGCGCCGTGAAAAAGAGCGGTTTCGCATTCGACCATACGCGATTGCGCGTACGGATGGCGCCCGAGAGCACCCACGGGCCGCGTTTCGGGTCAATCTCTCGTCTAATTAGCCATCCCGACAGCGTGACGGCCTCTAGATAGCCGTACAGCAACACGCCGCCCGGGCCGTGTATCGCGAGTTCGTGAAACACGCGCGCCGCCGCGCCGGTTAACTATGCGCGCGTGTCCACGGCCCGGCCGCCATGAAATCGCCAGTCACTTTCGGCGCACCCGCCGCCGTGCAATCAATGTCGGCGTCGAGATAGGCGAGGCCCGACCAGAAATTCGCCAGTTCGCCCGTGCTATTGTTCGGGACTAACTTCAGGAACCCCGGCGCGGCGGCGTCGGCGGCGTCGAACAACACGCCCGGCCCGCCCGGATCCGAGTTCCAAAACCCCGTGAGCGTGCCCGAGACGTCTTTCATGCCCGGGACGTACACCTTGTTCGCGTCACCGAAACACGTCACGTCCTCTTTATTCGTTTTGAAACTGGCTTTCCATCCGTTGAGCGAGATGATCACGACCGGCGCGGGTGTGCCCGGTGAGGCGGGCGGCGCCGGATCGAGTAAGACTTCCCCATACCGTCCCGTTTTGATCGCCATAACTAACCCCCCGTGAGTCAACCCCGAGTGAGAAACCCCTGTGACACGCCCTAGGGAATCGCCATCAACACGCGATAGTGCGCGCCGCGATGCAACCAGCGAATCGCGGCATTTTCCACATCGTGTTCGATGTACCGAATGCGATGCTCGCGAAACATCGCCATGTAGTCGTATCCCTCGACGGTGAGCGGTTGATCGTCGAGTAACTCGTCGAACCGTAAGGCCGCCGCGCGAATGTCGACGCTCGACGCGTTCATCATGACGGCCTTGACCAGCAACGTGTAATCTTCCCATGCCCGGCCGCCGAATACCGGCTCGTCGACGTGCGCGATCAACGAGACGATCACGAACCGGCGCGCGGCGACGTTCGCCGAATCCCACCACACGCCGTCGGGACAAAGTGCGGCTAACTCGGCGTCGTTGAGTAAGACGGCGATGACGGCATCCTCGACGAGCGAACTATCGGGCGGCGCGATCATGGTTTCATCGGCGGGCGCGGAAGTGCGCCGCCGCCCGCCGCGTTGCCCGCCAACCGATCGGCGATGACGTGCCCGGTATTCAAGTTCGTCACGGTCACGAACGCGCCCGGGACATACAACGCGAGCGCGGCGCGAATCTCGGCGCGCAACGCGATGATGTCGCTCGTAAAGTAATCGAGATGACTATTCGTCGCCTCGATGCGGATGCCGCCGTGATCGAACAATCCCGTGCCGACCGCGAATTGCCCGACGATCGCCGTCTGTCCGATCCCGAGCGTCGGCACGCATCGCAACCCCCACAAATAGACGGGCGGCCAGACTAACCCGTCCATGTCGACGACGCCCTCGTCGCCGCCGCCGCCGCCGCTCGGCGTCCGCAAGACGGCCTGTACCCACGCGCCCGGCGAGATGACGATGCCGTCGGCGACAATGTTGTTCCATGCCCACAATTGCGCCGCCGCGCCGAGGATGGCGCTCGCGTTCGTCTCGGTCGTGCCGCGCGCATACGTGAACGTCGCGAGCGCGCCGGTTCGCGCGTTGAGGCGCGGCAACAACCCGAGCATGTTCGCGCCCGTACCGTCGCCGACGATGATTTGATCGCCGAGTTGATAATCGATCCACGACATCAACCGGGTATCGATGAACGTTTGCAGGCCCGGCAAATCGTCGAAAATTTCCTCGCTCACGCCGACCCATGCGGCGACTTTCCGCACGGGATCCGTGGCGAGTTCGAGGGTCAACGTCGCGGCGGGTTTCGGCGCCGCCTCGGCGACGGCGCCGCCCATCGGCGCGTAACTCGATTCGCGCGCGTACATGATGGCGTTGGCGGCCGTCGTGCCACGCGGGAAAATATCGAGCGGCCCGAGGGCGGGCGGCCATCGGCGCATCGGCTCGCGCTCGGGCAACGTGAGACCCCCCGAGGTCGTGATGATGTCGCGCGGCGCCGCCGACTGCGCGAACACTTCGATCGCGGGCGACTGCCACGTGCCCGACGCGCGATGCCCGCCGCGCCGGAAAAAATCGAACTCGGGCGCCGCGAGAAATTGCGCGCCCGGCGAGAGGCGCGGGCGCGGGCGCGCGGGTTCGAGATGCGCGAGGTCGTCGAGCAACGGATCGCGGCCACGGGCACGCGTGAGATCGGCCTTGATCGCCCGTCCCTCGTCGATCATCGTTTCGAGGGTCGCGCGTTCGTCCTCGCTCAACGGCCGATGGGCGGCCTCGGCGGCCATGGCGAAGTCACGGTACCGGGTAAGGCCCGCCCGCCGATGGGCGTCGAGCATCGTTTCGAGATCCGCGATCGTCATAGTTCCCCCTACCCTGTGACCGTCAATCCCTGTTGCACGAGGTCGGTCGCGATCGTCGCCATGATGGCGGCGCGGGCGGCGATCAGCGTCGGCACGAACACGGGTTGCGGCGGCCTCGGCATGATGCCCCGGTTGTATCCGAGCGCCGTGTGTCGCACTTGCGACCCGTACTCGTACGCGTTGGCGTGCCCGGACAGACTCACGACGCGCGACCCGGCGTAGTACGGACCTTGCGACATCGGTTGCGTGCCGACGCCCTCGATCAATCCGCCCGTGACACGCGGATACCGCGCGCGAATCGCCGCGACGGCGTTCGCGGCCTCGCTCGCAATGTTGCTGCGCGCATCGTCCGTGAGATCGATGGGCAACGCGTCGAACGCCGCGTTCGCCTCGTCGAGACCCTCAAGCGACCACGTAATGTTCATGCGGCCTCGGCGAGTGCGCGGCCGGTCAACGCGAGCGGCGGCGCGATGAATTCCTGACAGAGCACAATCAATTCGACCGGCAACATGCGATTCGACCCATACCCGAGGACGTCGAAGCGATGCGTGCCCATTTGGTCGACGAACAACAAGCGCGTGTTGACCACGATGTTCGTGACGTAATAGGTCGAGATCACGTGGGTCGTCGACGCGACCGCGCCGCCGCGCGTGTAGCGTTCGGCGCGTTGCGCCGTCGCCGGTTCGATGACGGCGTACACGTGCCCGTCGAACTTGTACGCTTGCACGTACTCGCCCGCATCGGCGACGGGCGGCCCGTCGGGATTCCAAATGTCGAGCCGATGCCCGTGCGAGGCGATCGACGTCCACGGTGAGAGGATCGGGCCGACGCCAAGGGTACGCATGTCACACGACCGTGATGACTTGATACGGCGCGATCAACTCGGAATACCCTTGCGGGATTTCGTCGAGCGTGCCGCGCTCGATGGTCGCGAGGTCGCGCCCGAGCGTGCAATAGTGGGCGATCAACAATCCGACGGCGTGGTACAACTCGGGATTGAGGCGCGCGAACGTCGCGGCATCCGGCCAGCCCGCCGTAATCGTGATTTGCCACGGTTGAAAGTTGCGTAAGTTCGTCGGCCAGTACTGCCCTTGCACGAGCGCGATGCGCGCACTCGCGAAATCGACGACATAGGTCGCCGGGTCGACGACCGACGAATTGCCGTCGCGATCGATCGTGATGATCGATTCGACCGATTGCAGCGGCATCGAATGATCGGGCAACAAAATCACGTTGCTCTGAACGGTATCGAGAAAAATTTGCCGCGTTTGTTCGATCAACGAGAGGCCCGTATCGAATTCGACTTTCGCGCGGGCGGCCGAAATGAACGACGTGATCATCGCATCGCGCTCGTCGGGCGACGGCCATGTGAAATTCGCGCGTAACTTCGCCTCGTCGAGCGTGAATGGTTCCTCGGCGGGCGGCGTCGTCACGATCGA